ATCCCCATCATCGTCTCCTTGTTCCTGATTCATTTGCGCCAGACGCACACCGATCGCGCGGCCAGTGTCATCACGCACAATCTCTTTTGGTGCCGCCAGCATCGCCTTCAGATTAGCGAGGTCGCCGATCACGTCATCTAGCTCGGCTAATGGCGTGTTGCTCTCTTCCTCTTCCTCTTTCATCGCCTCGATCTCCTCGACCGGGCGTAGCCCGATAGCGCGGCCTGACTCATCACGCACAATCTCGCGTGTGCCCATTACCGATCGCTTCAGCGCGGCCATCTCTTTCATCATGCTGCGAACTACATCGCCCGGCATCAGATTGCCCTCGATGTCCATATCAATCAGCCCGCGTGCCATACGCTCCTTGAGCATTTCTGCGCGCAGCTCGATTGATTTCAATTCTTTGTTGGCCTCAAGTGTTTTTTCCAGTGTCAGCAACCTGACCTGTGCGTCCAGCTCGGCCTTGTCCATCTCGGTGGTGTCCTGCTGCTTCTCCTTGAACATCTCCTCGACCTTCAGCTCCAGCTCGCCTTGCACTTTTAGACGCTGGGTCTGCGCATTGAACTGCTCGATCTCGAGTTTTCTCTGCTCGAGGTCTTTTTTCTCAAGCTCGGCGGTCATCGCCTGTATGGTCTGATCGAGCTGCTGAATCATCTGCTCGCTCTGCTGCAGCTGCGCCTGTACCTCGGGCGGCATCTGCGACTCACCCTCTTTCGGCTTTTGCAAATTTGGTGGCAGCATCATCTGCAGCCGCTCCGCCAGCTGCTCCGCACCCGGCCAGTCCATGCTCTTCACGATCAGGTCACCGGCGATGCCCATGATCTGTGGGTTGGTTTTCACCATCTCCATCATCGACATTGCCGCTTCCTCGCGCTTGGTACTGAATGAGGCACCGGCCTCGACCACCACGTCATAACGCCCGGTGCTCAGGTCGTAGATTTTTTCAATCGCGCGACCGTACTCATCTTTTGCTGCAAACGGCTGATTGACCTGCACCATCTCTTCAGCGCCGTCTTCGCCGAGGATGCGAACGATGCGCGGTGTGTCGTAAATTTTGGGAATCAGATCAACCAGAATTCGACCGGCGTGGGTGACAGCGCGAGTCATATTGTCTAAAAAATGATAAGTGCTGACATCACCCTCTCGCTGCCGCGCTACGATTGCACGACCACTTTGTTCGTTGGAGCGCATGCCAAGGCTCGACTCATAAATACCGGTCGTGGCCATCATGTCGCGCTGCGCATTCTCTGCGCCTTGCAGCACACCTGTCGGTGGCGAGGCGAATGCCTGACGCTGCGGCGCTGGTACTGCCAGTCCAGAGACTGTGGTCGGCTTATACGGCAGCACCGAGTAATTCTCGCGATTCGCCTTTGCCCAAATCTGCTCGTAGCCCTCGATTTGACCTTCAGCGGCGATATACGGTGCTTTTGGCTGAAGAGCTAACAGCTCAGTCTCGGTTGATCTAAAGTAATTCAAAAGTCGCTGCGGGTCTTTAGCAAATCGGATCAGCGAGAACAGCTGCATCTTGCCCTCGATGAAGACCATGTCGCCAAACACCGGCACGATCGGTATCCACTTGCCTGCCCAGTCACCGCGCTCGAGCACTTCATTACCACCGATCTTTGCCCACTTCACGACGCGCATTTTCGTCACGCGTTGATCGACTGGCTCGGTCTGTGCCTCGGCAGGTAACTTGTCGTACTCGCTCTGCTCAATGACCGTGCCGTCTTCTAGTTGCAGCAGTGTGCGATCTTCCTCCGTCACCCACCAGTACTCGGCGATTCGCACCGAGTCAGCCATGACCCATGTCTGCGTGTCGCCAGTGGTCTGATCCCAGCCACCGCTCTTACCGGGGTATTTTTTCTCGAATTCTTTTTTGGTGATTTCTTCCGTGATAAACGCGTAGCGCCACGTACTGCCATCGATTGAGTGTGCCTCGTGGTCGTAGTACACCGTGAGCGAGTTCACGATCGGCTTGATCAGGATTTCTTGATCAAAGCTCTTGTCATCGCAGTAATCCGTAACGATTCGGAAGAAACCAAAGCTGCCTGTGACTGCGTAAAAGAACGCATTGTCATAGGCGATGTCAGCATTCGAGTTGCGCTCGATATGTCGGATCACACCCGACAGCACGTCTGCCGTCTCAATATCCGCACCCGAATCCACCGGCTTCACCTTGATCGACGGGCGATTAATCCGCTGGTCATTCGTCACCTGCCGAACAAACATCGGCAAGCGATTAATCGTTAGCACCGGACGATCCTGAATCTCACGATCACGTCGTACCCGATCCGGCCACTGCTCACCGGCATAAAATTTTAAATCTTCAATATAGCGTTCGCGGTTCTGACGTGCGTCTTCCACGGCCAGCGTAAAGCGCTCATGCGCCTTGTTCACCAGCTCTTTGTCCTTCATCCTCATCCTCCCATCCAGCCACTACCCACACCTGCGCCTTCGTGGGAATCCAGAAAATGACGAATCGTCGTGGTCGGCACCGACGCCTGACGCGCCGCCTCACAGGCGTAGCGCAGCGAGTCGATCGTGTGATTGTCTTTATCGTCCAGCACCGGCATTACCTGCCCGGTCAACGAGTCCGTGCGGTACCGGTACAGAGTCAGCTCATCGATCACGTGCTGGCAGCGCGGGTGCACCACAATGTCGAAGCTCTTCAAAAACTCAATGCCCTCTTCCAACGAACCCGCGCCCTTGCGCGCAGGATTAATCTTCGGGAAGCCATGCCGCTGCATGTAGCTAATCGTCTCTGGCCGCGCACTGTCAGCAGTGATAAACCACTTACGTGATTCAGGTACGCGATCAAACAGATCAGGCAGCTGATCAATCTCGCAGCCGACCATCCACGCTTCGTAATCCACATACAGCCGTCGCCCATCGAGATAGCAACGCACCAGTACTGAAGGATCAACAGAGAAGCCCCAATCCGCCCCCAAGCGAAACGAAGTACCCGCTGGCGCTTCAAACTCTTCAACCACCCAGTTCTTAAATACGCGTGCCTCGCTGTTCTGCTGGTACTCACCCAGCCAGACATGGGAAAACTTGTCCGGATCACGGCGCTGGTCATAATCCAGCTCATCGCGTAATACATTGGGCAGCCACGGGTTGTCGCGATAATTTGCCTGAACGACTACTGCATTCGGCGGCGGGGTTACGCCACGCAGCAGCGCATCCACCGGATCGGTCGGTAAATTCGGGTTCCAGCTAAACCACAGCTCACTGCCCGGCTTACGAATCGTCGGTCTCAGCAGATCAAGGCTGCGCTGCGACAGCGACTGCGCCTCCTCCACCCACGCTATGTCATAACCCTCCAGCGACTTGATCGACTCCGCTGTATGGTTTTGCATACCTTGGAAAATAATCATCCCGCCGTGCGGGCACAGAATTTTTGATTCCTGAATCTCAAAAAACTGGCCAACGCCCAGATCAGTAATCTTCAGCTCCAGCAGTCGCTTTACCGACTGCGCCAAAGACTTCTGCACCTCACGAACACATACCGCATTCGTCTGCTGCTGCAGGCAACGCTCAATCAGCAGCTCTGCAAAGAAATGCGACTTGCCCGAGCCACGACCGCCATAAGCACCACGGTAACGCGCCGGAGACAGCAGCGGCTTAAACACACGCGGCGTCGGAATACTCAGCGCCGCTGGCGCGGCCTGCGTCATTCGGCTGCTGGCTCCTGCGGATCGACAATCACCCGCTCAATCACCCGATGCTCGATCGGCCTGCCTTCAACACCCGACAGCTCCGTCGCAATCCGGTCGCCGTAAACCCGTGGTTTGAGTTTTGCGGCAACCCATTTGCGCGCATCCACCCGCAGCCGCGATCTCGCAATCACATCCGAATTCACACGCTCACGACCATCCTCATCTGTGAACGTGTCATTCGCGCCATCATCCGCAATATCCAGAATCTCATCCGCCAGCGCATCCGCTTGCGCCTCGCGCGCGCGTGCGTACTGGTCTCGAAACTCCTCCTGCGACGCCAGCCAGCGAAACACCGCCGCTTTACTCGGCATCGACGGGTCAGCGCAAATCGACCGGAGGCTGCGACCATTTGCGATCTCCTCACAAATCAGATCCGCCTGCGCCTGTGAAAAAGCACTCGGACGACCACCACTCATACAACTCCAGAAAAAGAAAAACCCGGCACAGCGCAAAGCGCCCGAACCGGGTCAAAGGGGAGAGAACCAATAAAAAACCCCGCACAAACGGCGGGGCCAGAGACAGTGAGACAGACTAGCTAGATGAGCCCGATTCTAGGTCCAAGTGTGCGGGCAGCGCCACTACACAATTGTGCAGGTACATCCGCACACTTTTTCGATCAACATCTTTTTCTACCCACCTAATGGCGGACGGACGCTACGGCTCACCTTCAGCTTAAACAACTCCCACAGCGCAGGGTGCATCGGGTGAAGCCCAGCCTCCCAGTCCTGCCAAGCGCGTCGAGATGAGTAGATCACCTCAGCTGCTTGCGTCTGAGTCATGCCAGCTCGAAGCCGTGCACGTTTTAACTCGGTCGGTTCCGGACTCATCTACAGAAACAGCCTCTGCTTGGATTTCAAAGTGGGTGTCTTCATTCTCAAAACATAAATCACCAAACACCGCCACAAATGCCGCATCGCAAGCGGCACGGTAGGCATTCTCCCAGCGGTGCACCAGTGCCACCTCATCGCCGCCTGCGCTCAGTGGCAATGGCGTCCCAAAGTACTTATTCGCGATCCGGTTGTAGTCGTACTGCGTCTCAAGTAGTTGCTTCGGCGAACCTAAAATCGACTCCATCACCTCGGCAAACACTTTACACAAGGTTGCGCGTTCGTCCGCGTTCATACTGCTGCATCCATACAACGTCACCGAGTACTGAGCATCATCAACATCGCTTGTGCGAGAGATATCCATCACAATCACTCCATTCAAATTCTCAGCACCGCGCCGAGAAGTGTCAACAATGTAAAGCGCGACCGTCGTGCATTCAAGCGATGAAAATTGATGCATCACAAACGCACTGCAGCTTTGCTCTGGAACTCTCCTTCGTCTTGATGTACGGAATTCTTTTTCTACTTTTATGCGCCTGATATTTACATTTGTTCTGTTCATCGCACAATTCGCGAACGCACAAAACTTCGATGCCCTAAAACCCGGAATGAGTTTTTCCGAATTTCGACGGCTCTACCCAAAAGCGCAGATCAAGGTACCCAGCTTCCCGACACCGGACAAAGCAAATCAAGCTTATGAAGTCTTCAACTTCACACCCGCTGGAAGAGTCGTACTTATCTTTTTAAATGACTATGCGCTTCATCACTCGCTGATCAGTGAGGAGCAGCAGCGGCTTCTTCTTGCCACTGCCGAAAGTGATCGCATTAGCGCACGACAATCCATCGCCAAGCTTGAAAAGCAAACGACTCGCCCATTCGGCGATCAGCTTTTACTTACCTCAATCGTCTGGATGCCCCACAAACCTATGCGACTGCGCGAAGCGTTCGATCGCTACGGCCAGCACACCGGTGATGGCTTCAACAAAGTCGATGGCTCGGTCTACATCCACTGGAATAACCGCATCCTCGGCTACCCCACCGCCGATGGCAAAGCGATCCGATACTTTGAATATGCGCTGACCGTGCCCAAGAGTGACCAGCATCGCTTGTTTGGAAACTGATCGACCGGAACCTAAAGAGAAAATACAACTACTTTGGTGTGCCCATGAACATCAACCTATTTGAAGGCGGCCGCAGAGCGATGAAAGTGGTAATCTGGCTGATCTTCGTAGTTTTCTTCTTTTTGCTTATCGGACTCAAATCAAGTCAGTCTGGAGAAATCATCCTAGGTGCTTTTGTTACCACCACGACGTTTTACATTTTTGCCAGATTACTCGGCTGGATTGTTCGCGGGATTTTCGGCATACCAAGTGGGCAGGACTTTCCTACAAAAGAATAGCCATTCGTTCGTTTTCTTTTGCTTGTGCATTTGCGATGGCTTTACTCAACGTATAAGCAGCTAATGCCGCTCGATGCACCCGATCGTAAAACGTACGTCGCCCGATGCCTAGCCGCCCTGCCACCACCTTAATCCGACGCACCCGCTCCACATAAAACAACCAGAAACAGACTGCCGCCGCTTCATGCTCGGGCATCTCCCGCATCGCCGCCACGGCCATCTCAAAGCATGGCATCTGCGGATCAAGCGCCGCGTCCGGTTCAGTGCCCA